GTTGAATGTCCATCACAATTCTTACGCGCATCACTATCAAGAACACAAACACTTGGAGGATTTGGTTGTATTGTGCAGAAAATGTCATGAAAAATTTCATGATATTGTAAAGTAGATAATAACAGAAAGGGCTTTTATGGATGAATAAATGAACAAAAATATTCAAAAACACAATAGTATGAACTTTGACCAACTTAAAAAAGGAGATACTGTATTCTTTGGATTTTTATCCGAGGAAGGAGGCTTTGTAAGGCATTCCGTGGTGAAGGATATAAGATACATGGGATATATCCGGATAATGGATAATTGCGGAAACGAGTTTATTGTTTATGCTAATGAAGGAAAATCCACTATTTCCGATAACAACGGTAATGTTGTATCTACTAATGAACAACAAGCAGTAAAATGGGTTGAGAGAAAATTGAAGAAACGTGTAATGGATGCTAAAAAACTTTACGACAGTAGAGAATTAGCGTTAATGAATTTTCGCTCAAAGCATAAGTTAGAAAATAAATAATCATGGAGACACTTTTCAGATTTCACCGAGGAGGACTTGCAGAGAGCCTTGAAACGACAACTTTTGTGACGGGTCTGCCCGCAATAAAGGCATATATCTCGGAGTGCGACCCTGTGTTATATCATTCAATTAAGAACATCCGCATCAAGAAAGAGCCATACGTGGACGAAAGACTCCCGAAAGCGTGGGGCAGTATCGAGTATATGGTTGTCGCAGACTTCGATGGATACAAGGGGCAATGTATTGGATACACAAATTTTCGTCAATAAATCGAAAAAACTGACAATAATTTGAATTGTAAAATAGTAAACAACAGCAAATTATGGAAGATACAATAAAAGTAAAAGTGAACGAGAACGGTCAATGGACTGAATACAACTTGGCGTTCGAGGAATACGCTTATATACAGCCAATTCTAGAACGCTGCAAAGACAAACGGGTCATCAACTTCGACCCGAACGACCCCGAGCAGTCTGCAGAACTCATTGGGCGTATCTTTATGCCGTTTGGAACAGCCCAGCAGAACGGTCGCAAGGGCATCATCTACAACCTAAACGAGAAGCCCGAAGAAATGACAAAAGAGCAGGTTGAGGATACTTATCAGCGAAAGGGTATCCTTTACATAAGGAGCAAGAAAACACCGACACAAACAATATTGTAACATTATGGAACTTAAACTTTTTGCAGCAAAGCGCAGTGGAGGATACTGCGGCGGACTTATAGTGGTGGCTGCGAACACCATTGACGAAGCGTATCAGACATACTTAGATTGGGTGGAATCGACCAATAACGCTCATTGTCTATATGAAAGGTTTGAGTATATAGACGGCTCTGTCGATGTATATGATAGATACCCGAAAGATAAGTGGTATGAAATACCATCTGTAAAGGTCATCTGTGACGCGCCGGAAGTTATTGATGAAGACGGTTACACTGAATAAAACGTTTTAGGATTAAATAAAAAGCGGACGCACGGCATTAGGTTGTCGTGCGTCTTGCATTTCAAGATTCAGATAATCTACCAGTCTTTTAGGAACCAAAGATTTAGAATGTTCTTGATTCTCGTTATTTTATCGCTTCCGATAAGGCGCCCCACCTCTGCTCCGTTCTCGTAAAAAACAAGTACAGGGTATGTGTCAATATGTCTTGGTTCGGCGAGAGCAGTGTCCTTAGTGAACCCAAACGAAATAATCGGGTATTCTTTCTTGATTCCCTCAATAACGGTCTCTACGATGGAGCAACGCAGGCATCCTTCTTTCCCGAAGAGTACGACTGCCCTTTGTTTTCCGCGAAGGAAGTCGTGCAGTTCTTTTTCGTTGCTTATTGTCATGCTTTCATTCATTTGATTTTGTATTATTTGTTGTTGTATTTGTGTATTTTTCCTCAATCTGTTTGGTGCGCTCGGTCTTTTGCACCTCTAACTTCATATCCTCGGCTTTCTCTATTTCGAGTCGCTCGCATTCGTCGGGGCGACTGATGGTATTGGCTTCCGTTCCGGTGCGACGCGAGAGAATCTTCTGTGATACCATAGTGCCAAGCATGGCGTTGTATTGTTCCTCGCTGTACGGTTGCCAAATGTCGAATTGAGCGTTAATGTTGAGTTTTTCGAAACGCGGTACGGCGTTGTCAAGTATTCTTTTATTCCGAAGTTCCATAGCGAGTCCGTGCTTGAACAGACGTACCATCTTGTCGGCGACATTCTGCCACTCTACAATGCCGTTCTTCGCCGTCTGTATGTCGAGGCTCTGCGTCATCTGTACGGCAATACCGCTTGTGTCGCTCGAGGTGTGGATGTCCTTTGGAAGTATGAAGGTCGTGCCGCTACCAATCTGAATACGGTCGAAGATACTATCTAAGGTCTGTATCATATTCTGCGGCGACGGCGGCTCGAGGAACTTCGCGTCTCCCTTGCCCTCGATGCTTACATCATTCAGCACGATGTTGCCTGCAATCTTCTGCGCCTTCGGGTCGATACGTCCCTTGACGTACAGCATTCCCCATCCCCACTTCTTCTGTAAGACCTGGAAGATATTGTACAGCGTCTCGTAACTGTCGCAGAGTGACTGAACGCCCTCCCACGCAACGTTCGTGCGCTTGGTGATAAGCGGTATCTCGTTGAAGCCATGAACTGAACGAGACAACGTCCACTCTCCCTTCTCGCTCAACTCATAGCGGTACATATACTTGTCGTCCCAACTGTCTATGTACTCCTTGTTATCGACGGTATAGTAAACACTTTCCAGAAGGCGGTCTCCGTTCTCGTCGTTGTGAGAACAGATGACATACCCGTCTGCGTATGAAAGCAGGCGAGAACGTATCTCGCCACGGCGGTCGAGGTAGAAGAGAAGACCTGCGTCACCGTAGGACTTTGCTGTTGCCACCATCTTCACTTTCATCCCGTCTTGGTTGCGCAAGTCCCAGTAGTGCTTGAACGTCACGAAGTCCTCCTGCATCTCGTCAGTCGGTTTCTTATCGGACAAGGTGAACTTCATCGGCATACTCGCCATGTGCAATGTCTGTTTCTCCATTATGGACCGCTGGAACGGTATCGCCGTCTTAGTGAACTGGCGGTCTTGGAAACTGCCGTCGTTGAACTTCACACATATCGAAGGTATGTTTTCATCGAACAAAACCGTGTGCATGTTCGGGTCAAGTTCAGCAATGTATTGGTCTTGGCTGACCACATTACGTTTCACTTTCGGCAGCCTCGCTCTAACGCGACCGCCGACATATACCCCGGGGAAGTCTTTCTCCATCGAATCCATGTCAGCGCCTCTTGTGAACGGCTTTCGCTCCAACAGTCGCTCGGGGTCGGCAAGCAAATAGTTTATCTGTGTCTGTGTGTCCATTTTACTGTGGTTTTTCTATAAGGTTGTACATTTCCATTAAATCCTCTTTGCTTGGGAGGTAACACTCGCAATGGTATTTCTCGCAAATATGGTTATATTTTTTCTCCACAACAATCAACCTGTCTTTCTCTGCCGCCTCTACTTTGAACTTATCATTGAGTTTTGTGCGGATACTCTCCATACGAGCGTAGCCGTCTTTTCTTTCGATAATGCCGCTGTCCATATCCTCTTGGATGTCCTTCAGCATCTTCTCCATGGCGTGTTTGTTTTCGGCGAATGTAATGCCGCCTGTTTCGGCGTCTGTGCTGAAACTCTTGATATAGCCTTGCTCTGTCAGATAGGTTTCAAGTTTGCTGCGCATATCGTCGGTTACATACTCGTCGAAGCCGTCGCTACCGAATAAGCATTGGTAGGCCGTCTTGCTGTCGGAGAACATCTTTGATAGCAATGTGAAAGCGATGTCCCTCACGCGGACGACCTCTCCGTCTTCTTTGAAATGTTCTACCGTCTCTTTGATTTGTTCGTTGTTCATATTGTTTAATACCAGTTCGTTTCATCATAAATATCCACTCTGCCGCCGTTCTCCTCGTCGTCTTTGTATTGCTCATATTCCACGCGGCTATTCTCTAACTCATATCCGTCGGGTGAATTTAACAATGGGTACATTCTCATACAAAATGGGTCCATCAGGTCCATTGAGCGACCGCGACCGAGCATTTTGTTCATTTCTTTTTTTGTGAGTAGGCGTTTTTTTCCATTCGGTGCGTCCGCCCACCGTATCACTCTCGCCTCTTCTATAAACTCATTCTGCACGGTTATGTCCGACTTTGTTTTCTCTGCCACGTTGATATATCGCCGACTTGCCACGTCGTCAGAAACGGATATGTCGTTGTTCTTTATGAGCCATACGAGTTTGCCGTAACAGCAGTCTTTCAGTTTGACATACTGCAAGGCGTTCACCCCAATCGGGGCGCGGTATGATTCAAATGGCACTGCTTCATGAATATAATCATTTATATACCTGCCTCGTATAGCATCGTAAATGATATGTCTATATCCTATGTTGTGCTTGTTTGCCATCGACTTCATACGGTTCGCATTCTCGGCTGGCGTTGTATATGGTGCAATGTCAATGTCTATAACGTGCAGTCCGTCCCATACAACCTGCACAAAGTTGTTAGTGCCGCTGTCAGCAAGGTCTACCGTAATCCATTTGTCGCCGTTCGTCTGAGGGTCGTTAGTAAAGACACTGTTGGCTTCGTCAAAGGAAATAACTGTTCCCTCTTCGTCGCGAGAACTGACGTTCCAATTACCAAGCAACATTTTTTCTGCCTCTGCGCCCCCTGACATAGCGATAGAGCCGAGATAGCCTTCGTTATTTTCGAGCATCTCCTTGTTCTCGCTCATTCGACCGAGGTAGAAGCAGAATGACTTGATGAGTGACGGCCATTTGTCGCGACCCTTCATAAAGCCATATACACGGTCGAGTTTCTTGTCAATATCTGCCTTGCAGAGATTATAGACTTCCTCTTTGCTATCCCCCCACACTGCATCAGTAACGTTCGGACCCATAAGGTAGAAATATCGAACGCGTCCGTCTCGCTCATCCATAATGTACCCATCATCCCCGACGTACCAATCAATGAAAGTGCGAATCCAACTCTCTCTCTCAGGGTTTGTTGATGCCCTACACTTGCCCGAGTATTTGGATTTACCTCTGTTTCGCGTAAGGATGGTCTTGAATGCGTCCCAAGTAAAGCCCGTAAGTTCGTCATAGATAATCGTGTCATACTGGCGTCCCTTAAAACGTCTGAGAAGTGCCTCAATTGATTGGTCGGCTGCGTGGGTTACGTCGCAGTAGGCGCCACTTGGGAACATAACTCGTGGCATGTCGGCAGAACGTATCTGTATGGAATTTCCATAGACCTCACGGAATGTATCAAGTATCGACCCTCCTGCCTTAATATCATCTAAGTTATTACGCAGAAATAATCCACGCCAATTAGGGTCTAATGATTCTTCCGCAATGGACAACACCTCACCATAGGTCTTTCCACTGCCAAGGCTTGACCCCCCAAAACACACGTCTACGCTTGTCCTTACAAAGGAGCGCTGAAATCCAGGATGCGGAGATACTATTTGTATATTTGTTGCCATAATTAATCGACTGCAAAAATACAAATAATTTCTGACATAGAGTAAAAAAGTTGAAGTTTTGGTTTAAATGGACAAACTTTATACACTGAAATCGGAAGTTTATAGCGTTTTGCTTAATTTTTTACTTCAATCTAACCGATTTATACAAAACAACTTAAAATAAAACTTCAAGCAATCTTCACAAAATATTTGTTTTCAATAAAAAAAAGTTTGTATTTTTGCGGTCGGAAAATAATTTTTCAAAAACAAACAAATATGAAGTTCACCAAAGAGCAGGCGGTTGAAGAAATCACCGCCAAAATCACCGACAAGGACAAAGACCTTGACCTTGCCCGCACCGTGAAGGAGTGTGTAGAAAACGCGCTCAAAATGGTCGGTGAGAACGAGGAGATGGAGTTGGACGCTTTCGTGTCGTTTGTGCAGCCTTTCGTGGCAACCGCCGCAGGTCTTGCACACAAAAACGCGGCCACCGCTACGAAGACGCTGCAAGAGAAGATTGCAGAGTTGGAGAAGAAAGACCCTGCTAAACCCGACCAGAAAGCCGACCCGAAACCCAACGAAAGCGAGGAGATGAAATCCCTGCGAGAGCGTCTCGAAGCCCTCGAGAAGGACAAGGAGGCGAATGCGAAGGCGGCGAAAATCGCCGAAAAGAAAAAAGACATCTCCGCGAAAATCAAGGAACTCGGCGTGACGGACGAGAAGTGGATTGAACAGTTGCTCGGCGTGGTTGCCATCAATGAAGACACCGATGTCGAGCAGAAGTCGAAAGACTATGTGGCAATCTACAATATGTCGCACACGTCAACGTCAATCACCCCAAAAACGCCCGGCAGTGTCAATACCGACAAAATTGACCTCACGGGTCTCGACGACGCCCTCAAACAAATCCGAGGTGACTTCGGTCAAAAGAAAGAAAATAAAAATTAAAAATCACAGAAACAATGGTAACAAGCGTTGATTACGGCTATTTCCGCGGTAGAGTGTTTGTCCAGAAACATGGCAACATTGGCGGTTATAAGTCCGTGTTTGTGAAACTCAAGGAGTTGCACAACGAACTCGTCTACCCGGCTTTCGGTGGCATCATTATGAACCCCTTCAAGGGTCGCGCCAAGTTCTTCGCAGGCGACCTGCTGGAGTACCGCACCAACGACAAGGGTGTGCGCCCCGAAGTCTACATCCTCAAGACCTTCAAGGTCGTTTCCGCAAGCGGCACCACCGTGAACGTGCTTCGTGACGGCTATCTGCACAAGCCCTTCGTCGGCGACGTGCTGATGAAAGCCCCCAACGTTATCGGCGGTACTGGTACTGCTGCCACTGTGACCGCAGTCACCCCGACCACCGTCACCGTCAGCAACGTCACTTATGACGTGTACGCTCTCACGACTTCCACCGCCTTGACCCTCGCCAAGGATGACATCCTCGTCGAAGCAGAGGAGGCTGGCAGCAACAAACAGATGCTCGTCAAGAACATCAATGCCGTCGCCGATTGCGATGCCGACATGATGTTCGACGAAGTTGCCGATACCAGCAAGATTGGCACCGACGATGAGGACTTTGTGGACGCCCGCTACCTCTACACCCCCGCTCTCGGCGGTCTGATGTACACCCACAAGATGTCCCCGATGCCCCAGTGCGTTCTGAACCTCAACCGTTCTAACGTCAACGGCTGGTTTAAGGTTAATTACTACGACATGGGTAGCGGTCCCGCCGCTTTTGCAGCCCTCGAAGCCCGTGTCGCTGCTTTGGAGGCTTAATAAGAAAGGAGTAAAACATGGCAAAATTTGATTCAACCCAGTATGCTGCTCTTTGGTCGAAGGAAGGCCGCGCTATCCAGAGCCTCATCCTCAATGACCCGAACCGCATACCACAGTATTACACATTCTGGCGTGAGAAGTTCACGGTTGACCCCGTGACCACCCCCACCGCGCCCGACGGTTCCGCTTCCTATATCTCCCGTATGCGCCGACTGGAGACTGGTGTCCTTATGGACATGCGTGCTCCTCTCGCCGACGGTACGCCCATGGAGAAGGGAAACGCCGCCCAGTACACGGGCATCATCCCCGACTTT